CGCAAATCTTAATGTGTGTTTTGGTGATCGAGTGGATGCAATTAGTACTCGTATTCGCATTATTAAACGACTAGTCGTTCTTCATCGGGAACACTATTACTCTAATTTTGACGAAGCCATATTCATGGATTATGAGGAAACCCAGCCCTCAACACAGCCCTCAACCCCAACACCCAATCTGCCTCGGGAAATCCCCCGTATTGATCTAGCGAATTTACCTCCTCCACCGGCTGATACTCAACCTACTAACGTGACAGTAAGTGACGCCACCACATGTGGTGTATGTTGGGATGAACTTGGCAACGCAAATATCATGGTAACAAAGTGTGGTCATAAATTTTGTTGCGATTGCATCCTATCTCATTTCCAACTTGCCGCTGGTAATAATTGCCCGCTGTGCCGCGAGGAATATGGATCGCGTGTTACAGGATGGCTTCCTCCCCAAGAGGCAGAAGATCCCCCCCGAAGAGGTCGTGGAAGACCTCGAAGAAGAGTTCGGGATACGTGGAATGAAAATGAGATGCCTCATCTGATTCCATCTACCCCAAGTATTCCAACACCACCGGCTATTATAGATGATCTTATTATAAACAGGAATTTATTCAATAGTAATGAGAATACTCCCATAATACCGGTAAATAATATACTCCACGATAATAATAATCGTGAAAATGCAGCAACCCGATTGGGGGAGGCCATATTAGTGGCATTAGAAAATATGAGGTGAAAAAAGGTAGACTAGATATATTAGTAATGTAAGTTAAAATAAAAAACTATTTTTTAGTTAACTTACATTAAAGAAGAATAATCATTTATAAATATAAATAAAAATAAAATATATGTATAAGTATGGATAAAAATGAAAGTATGGATATATTACAAGATGCATTAGATAATGACGATAATTCTTATATAATGAACTTAACAAATGAAAAAATAGAAGAGATAAAAAATCATATGATAAGTGAATTACAGTTATCGGATGATTATGCAAATGAAATATTAGATAAACTCGACGATTATATGTATATAGATGAAATACCCCATTTTAGAAATGGATCTTATATACGATGGATAAATCTATTAAATCCCAACGAGATAAGATTAAAATCAGGTGCTACAATATGTGATATTGAATTAAGAGAATGTGGGACATATGTAATTTGTAAGAATAACTATGGAAAACGTAATGCCTGTTTTCAATTAAAAATGGACGAAAACTTAATATTTCGTAAATTAAATAATCAGGAAAAGGTATTGCTGTCAGTAATGAATTATTTAAAAAAGAGCTAACGTTTTCTCTTGCGTGTCTTTTTTACAATTGAAACATTACCTGTTTTCATAAGTTTTTTTGACCTAGTTTTATTTCCAATTAAATATGCTTTCTTTTTTGCACATTTGAACTTGTGTATAGATAAATTCTTCCGTTTTAAAACCGAATTCTTACATATGCCTATGCTTTTTGGCTCATTAGTATACGTAGCATTAACCTTTTTAATGCAATTACATAGCTTTTGTGCAATAATATCCTCGGCGATTTGTTTTAATTTTGTTTTATCTGTAGGTATATTTTGTTCGTAATATGTTAATACTGTTTTATAATCTGCTTGTGTAAGCGATGACATTATCCTAATAATATATGTAAATATAATAATATATTCATATATTATGACAAAACGAATAGTAGTATTTGATATGGATGGGACATTAGGGTATTTTGCCCAATTATCAATACTATTCAAATCCATAGAAATTTTTTTAAATAAGAAATTGTCCCAAAGTAACTTTAATTCAATTATGGATCTATATAAAGAGTGTTTAAGACCTGATATATGTGGTATATTTAAATATTTAATAACCCAACGTGAAGAGGGGAAAATAGATAGAATATGCATATACACAAATAATAAAGGTCCGAAATCATGGACTATCCGTATAAAGAAATACCTCGAAACAATATGTCATGGTCTGTTATTTGATAATGTAATTTGTGCGTTTAATATAAATGGTGAAATAGTAGAGCAACTACGCACTACAAATAGTAAAACATATAATGATTTAGTTAAATGTACTAAAATGCCCAACGATACTCAGGTATGTTTTATTGACGATCTAAAACATAAATATATGGAACACGATAATGTATATTATATACACGTAAAACCATATGTATATTCATTATCCTTAAATGAACTATTTGGAAGATTTTTGGAGAGTTCAATATTAAAATATGATAGAGGCATGTATGTTAAATATTTAAACTCTATATTTTTAAAAAAGTTAAAGTATAATCATACTGACAAAGATAGTAAGGAAAAGACGATCGATATAATAGCATCAAAACAATTGTTAAACCTAATAAGAGAGTTTTAATGTTTCTAAATAATTATTAACCTCCAGCAATTCTTCTGGTGTATTAACACCTGTAACTTCTATATACTTCATCAATGGAACTTGATACATATCAATATTAATTTGTTCATATCTTTTAATTATCTCAATAATATCTGTAAGATAGTATTCTGATTGTTTATTCTTATTTTTAAGAAATGGTAAATACTTACATAATGTAACACAGTCCATGCAATATAACCCACAGTTTACAAGATTAATTAATTTTTGTTCTTCGTTTGCATCTTTATGTTCAACAATTTTTACAAACTCATTATTTTTTGTAATAATTCTTCCGTATCCAAAAGGTATTTCCTTATCAAATACCGCAATTTTACATTTGTTAACATTTTTAAACATTTTTTTCATAGTACTACTTGTAATACATGGAACATCTCCTGATAATATAAGAACATCTGAATATTTATATTTAATAATTCTTTTTCGACAGCTCATAATAGCATATCCAGTTCCTAAAGGTGCAAGTTGATCAATATATTCAATAACTGAATCCTTAATATGTTCCTTAATAGTATTTTCAATTAAAACTCTATGCTTACCGACAACAATAAAAATTTTACTAGGTGATAATATTAATGCTTCATGTATAATTTTTACTATCATTGGCATATTATCCACAGTATGTAAGACCTTTGGTTTAGATGATTTCATACGTTTTCCATCGCCTCCAGCCATAATTATTATAATCTTTTGTTTTTCAAAAACAGTTTCCATTTATATTACTAACGAGTATAAATTTTTAATTTGTTGACTAATATATTTATTTGATATTATAACTTCATTAATTCCAGTTGTACTTAGTAATAATAATGCAGATGAGAATACGAGCTTTCTATCAAAATTTGTAAAATCATTTTTAGTAAATGGATTAAATCGAATTATTAAAAAACATACTACAAATGTTCTTAAAAAAAACTGTAATTTATCTAAATATTTTCTTAAGTTTGTTTCACTAAATGACCCTTTAAAGCTACCGTTATTTATTGAAATTTTTTGAGACGAATATAAATTATAAATAATTATAAAATATAAAACATATAAAGTAATGATTGTAAAATCAAAAATCTTTTCATATAAAATTTTCATTTTAGTAGTATATATATATATATGGACACTAAAAAATTATTAATTCAAACAGCATATATATCTTTGATAGTACAATTAATAACAGGTGGTATTGGAAGTGTAGGACTATTTCTGGAATTAAAACCAGAAGACCGTATATTAAAAGATATATTAAGATTAGAAACAATAGTTCAATTTATAGAATTCATATTTTATTATTGGCTTGTAAATAATTTAAGCAATATTCCTGAAAACGTAACGTTAATTCGATATATTGATTGGAATATCACAACACCGCTGATGCTAGTTTCAACCGCTATGTTTATGAAATATAATACGATGAAGGAGAATGAAAAGAAAATAGAAACTAAAGATTTTATTGAACATGAAAAAGAAAAGGTATATCAAATTATTATTTATAATTTTGCGATGTTGTTATTTGGATTATTAGGTGAATTTGGATATTTATCTAAATATATTAGCGTTCCGCTGGGATTTATATTTTTTTATTTATTGTTTCAAGTGTTGGAGAACAATTATATAGGAGATAATACAACAAACCTATATTTATATAAATTTTTATTTGGAGTTTGGGCACTATATGGGGTTGCTGCATTATTAAATTTTGAATTAAAAAATACATGCTACAACGTGTTAGATATATTTTCAAAGAACTTTTATGGATTATTTATATTTTATGTAATTTATCAAACAAAAATGAATTATTAATAATTTATATAAAAATATATTATATAAATTATATATGGATCAAGAAAAAATGTATGGTGTAGTAAATGGATTATATTTATGTGAAAATGAGAATCATGTAAATATAAACGATAGTTTTTACAAACGAAATATTCCTGATCATAAATTAGAAGCTCAGTTTGCGTTTAGAGCAGTTCCAACAAAATATGTTAAGTTCCCAACATTACACGTTAGACCCAGAAATAATGAATCGGAAGAGAGAAATTTTTACGAAGTGTCAGATACTTTTAATCCAGGTAACGATAAAGGACCGTATTCGGGATATATAAAAAATATTGATTTAGAGAACAATTTAAGAAATTCCTACTTCGGTTTACAGAAATGTAATCAATCGGTTTATGTGCCCAACTCAACTAGTGATTTATATAAAGAGACGATACATGGAAATAATGAAATACCTCCTTCACAATTATCGCATCCATTATTGTTTGATAGACAAGATTTTAAACCATTTAATCCCGATAAATCTTCAAATTCAATAGGTATATTTAACAATCATACGCGAGGACAACGAACCAAACCCAAATAAAAATTATATATTATATAAAAATCATTATAATATATATATATGCCTCGAAAGAAAACAAAAAGAAATAATAAATCACAAACCAAAAAGAATAAATCACAAACTAAAAAGAATAAATCACAAACCAAAAAGAATAAAAAAGAAGGTTTTATTAAGGATGTATGTAACGTAAATAATAACTCAGGTGGTAATTTTACGTGTTATACAAGTGATGTATTGGAAAAATTAAAGAGTGCTTGGAATAAAAAACATCCCGAGGAAAAAATCAATTATACTGATAATTTGAACATATGGAAACACTTAAAGGATAAATTGCATTATACTTGCCGACAAGAATCATGTTGGATGCGAAAATTATTGAATAAACTAGATAATAAAAAAAAATTAATAAATGATTTCTTTGCTCCATTTGCACCCGATGAGTGGAAAAAAAATCCGAATGAATGGTTAAGCAGTGTAGACATAAGCAAAGTAATGAAGCAATATGAAAAGAAATATAAAAATTTTGAATTTATTGGACCATCTCCTATAGATTATGATACACAAATGGCATATGGCGAATGTGTTTGGGAAGAATTATGTAATTTTAATTTAGACAAATTATTGAAACGAAATCTGAATAAAATAGGTATTATATTTAATTTAGACCCCCATTATAAAGGAGGGTCTCATTGGGTATCATTATTTATAGATATAAAATCTAAATATATTTATTATTTTGATAGTGTAGGAGATAAAATTCCAAGACAAATAAAAAAACTGTGTACAAAAATACAAGCACAGGGAAATAAATTAGGAATCGAATTAAATTTTGATGAAATATACCCACATGAACATCAAAAAAAAGACACCGAATGTGGAGTATATTCGATTTATTTTATAACTAATATGATAAAAACAATTAATACATGGAGTGACAAATTCAAAAAAGGGAAAATAAGCGATAATGAAATGACCGAATACAGAAAAGTATATTTTAATACTGTATATTGATTTAAAAAAATATTATAATAATTTATTATAATATGTTTCTATCATCGGATAATAAGGGGTTTTTATGGGATTTATTATTAGAAAATGAGACGTTCAAATCCGAAATTAATAACAACGTATTTAATGTTAAAAAAACATTTGAGTCAGTATTAAAACATGTTGAAGAAAAGAATAAAGATGTTGAATTACTCGAAAAGAATAAAGTTTTTTTAGTAGAAATGAACCTAAAAATTAAGAATAATAATTTAATTACAAAGGAAGAAATAACGAAAGATAGAGTTAGTGATTTTGAAAGTAGATTGAAAAAAAGACAAGATGCGTTTACTGTTTCTATGAAAACCGAAACACCCGCAGAAATAGCATTTTCTGATGATATGGATGGACCATTATTAAATGTTGATGACGAACTTCAAAAAAAAATGAAAGAAAGAAAATATGATGATGATACTGATATTAATAGTGATAATATACAAGATGGCAAAAAATGGATTGGGTTAGAGTTACAAGAAGATATTTCATTAAATAAGATAGAAGAAATACATAATGTAATTCCAACTGAAATAGTAGGTGATATTTTTGTAGCTGAATCTGAATTGGATATATTTAGTAAATTAAAAAAGGTAACAACTAATACCAATAGTGTTAATACTATAGAAACAATATTGTTTCAATTAAAAAAAATGGATAGGAAGATAGATATGGTAATGGAATATATAGAAAATACAAAAGAAACACATAAATAATATATAAATATAATATATGACCAGTCTAGACGATTTATATAATGTATTTCATACTATAAAAGATGAACGGTTAGATAAAATAAAACTGGACATAGAACATGATATACTACCCTTATTCAATAATCCAGAAGAATCAAAAGATAGCAGAGGTGATATATGGCAATATTGGTTTAATGGTAAAATAGGGGATATTGATCCACCAGCACAGCGTGATTATGAAGAAGGGTTATTTGCAATAAATTATAATCCAGATATTGGAGAATTAAATATGAATAGTACTAAACAAAACTTAGATAGCGGGATTAAAAAAATACACGCTAGTTTTATGAATGATATAGGTAATAGCGATAGAAATTTAAAATATACGAAAGATACATTACGATTATTATTTGAATCTGAAAAAGCAAGTATTTCAGCAATTGTAATGCAAACAGATCCAGAATTAAATAATTTAATGAATGAATTTTTAATAAAAATATTATTAATTGTAAAAGAAGGAATAACAATATGTAAAAATATAGATCAAAAGTGTAAGCTTGAAATAAGCGAAGAAAATTATTCATTAGTTGATTTATTAAATCAAGGTATGCCGTTAAAAAGAAAAGAATTAAATAGAGATAACTTACCAACGTATGTTAGCCCAGGTTCATTTATAGTAACGGAAGAGACATTAACAGCCGTAGGCATAAAAGAGTTAAATTTTAGAGAAAAAGTACAGCTTATGAATTGTTTTTGGAATTGCACCAGTCATCCATTAGATATGGGAGATAATAAAAATTCTCATATATATGGAAAGGTATCTACGGAGAAATGCGGAGACGCATTTTTAAAGTTAAAAACAAAAACAAAAAGCGCCCCACCGTTAAATATGATATATGAAAAAATAGAAAAAAACCGCACCTTAATTCCAAATTTGACTCATTATACAAATATCAGTTACTTTATGGAAAAGATAAAAATATTTTCAACCCAATTTAATAAGGTAAAACATCTTAGAAATAACACAAATGATATAGACTTACCATCAGGTAGATATCCATTATGTTTTGATTTTAATGAATCCAAAAAAAATTGGAATAGTGTAAAGATCAATTTAGAAGATGTGGAAAATAAACAGAACATATTTGATATAAAAATAACAGATGATTTTTTAGGAAATATAGAAGATAGAGTTAAAACTGTGTATCCCCGTAAATCAAAGTCTAATTTAAAAAATATTCGATTAAGTGATCGGGAAAAAGAATACATGCTAAAATATAAAAGTGATGATAACCAGTATACACAAGAGGTAAAAG